CCTTCTCTACGTGGCAACCAAAAATCATCTGTCATAGACATATGCTTACGGTCGTCTTTAATCTCACCAGTAGCTGCATCATAGACAATTCTATTCTTATGCTTGACCATCATATCACGTAGATATTGCTCGGCCTTTCCTTTAGGTAGATTGCCTACATCAATATAAAAGATACGGCGCTCGGGCGCACGTGAAATTCGATAGATAACAGCGGCATCTTCCATCATACGAAGTTGGTTTAAAGGCTTATATGCCTTATGTAAATGTGATAGTACTAGACTATTCTTTTCATTCAATACACCAGAATTACAATTGATAACAGAATCCTTTGCAATTCTCAATCCCTTAAGAGACGTATTATCAAATGATGATGTGTGGCTGTTATTATTAAATAAGAATCCTTTTTCATTAAAAACATAATACTCATTTTTAATGGTCTTTATGAAGGACTCATTATTGTTAGCGCCAATCTTTTCCTTTTTAAACTCTCTTACTTTGCGAATTTTTCTAGGATCAATATAGCGTAGTTCAATAATACCTTTCTTTGGCGCTGATTCATCTATAACAACGTGATAGTTAAGACGACCATCTACATACCATTTTTGAAAGATATCGTAACCTTGATTTGAGAAGTCTAACATCTTTAACGTAGAGTCAAATTCTTCCCTAATTTTCTTTTTGATATTGACACTTAGATCAAGATCATCTGTTACACACTCAACGGGTTTTTCGTCAAATGTAATATTTACCGATTCATTAATTATATCATCAACTGCTTGTTGTACTTCTGGCTGTTGAAGCATAGTTCTATATCTTTGAACTAGTTCTGCTTCGCTTTTAGCTGCACCATCAAGGTCAACAAAAGTTGACATAGAACCGCCGGCAGCAGTGATATCCACTGCTCCTTCATTATTTTCAGGCTCGACAAAAGATTTGACGTTCTTGTCATCTTTTTCGATTCTTCGTTTTATTTCAAATCCGAATAGTTCCATTATTCACCTCTGTAGCGTAATGTTTAGGGGAGACGAATCTCCCCACAACATTATTTATGTGTTACGCTACGGTGCCTGCGTTACCAGTTACACCACCGCTTACTTCCCAATAATCATACTGGAATGTCACATCAAAGCGTTCAATATCGTCTGTAGTGTTCCAATCCATAGCAATTGCTGCTACGTTTGTTGGGAACAACCCTACGTAATTGTACGTTCTTAGCGGAACACCAGTCTTAGAGTACTGAGTAATTTGTGCTTGCGATTTGTACTGCGCCGGTGAAGCACTATCAAAATTTCTAAGATTACCTTGGTGTGAGTTGATATTTGCCATCCACTCTTCCATTGCATTTCTAATTAAGAAGTCTTCATCGTTGATTACAGTTACCGTCCACTCTGCGAATGTTCGATCTCCTGCGATTTTTACTTTTCTACCGAAGTATGGGACTTCAATGATTCCCATTGTTGACTCCGGAATAGTCGAAGCTTGAACCATGAAAGGAGTTTTAAGATCGCCTGCGCTATTCACTGGGTTCGTAATTTGAACCTGGAATAGTGAGGCTTTCGCTCCTCCGAAAGTTAGCTGAGACTTCATTTCGTTGATGTTAAAAGCCATTTTCGTCTCTCCTTTTTACCTATTTATTAAAGCTGACCTACGATTTCGTTGAATTCTACACCTGATCTGACAGCAACAAAGTTGAGTTGAATAAAGTTAATAGCTCTTGCCGGTTTAATGTAGATATCACCTACAAACCGATTAGTATCAACTACATCTGGTGTGTTGTTCGTTTCATCGCAAACAACTCTAAAGTCATAGATACCACGACGGCCTTGAACGTCACGTAAGAATGGTTCTATTAAGTTCACAAACTGCGCTCTTGTGAAGTCATCATTAAATTCGAATAGAGTGAATTTAGATGCTGTAGAAATCGCTTTTTCTAGAACGATAAACAAGCGACGGACGTTAATGCGGTCAAAAGCACTTGGCTTAGATTGCATAGTCTTATCACCAAAGAGTAGAGTTCCTTGACCAGATTGTGTAATTACTGGGTTGATACCTACTTTGTATAGTTCATCACGTGATGCTTTGTTTGGATTGTATGCTAATTTGATAACATTCTTAATAAATCCACGATTATAGCCTGCTGGAGAGAACCAAGGATCACGAACATTATCTGTTCTAGCACAAAGACCTGCAATGTCGCCATTCAATGGTGACCATGTGTAAACATCATTGTACTTATCGTAGCGATATTTGTATCCACTATCCATTACTGCGTAAGAGGAATTGATAGATGTATTATCTTTAAAAGTTTTAATCGCTGTTAGTGCGGCACTAGATGAAGCATTTACAACATCTGAGTACTGTGGTGAAATAAACGCAACACAGTCTTTTCTGGATTCCGCAATATTCTGGATTGCTTGTGCTGTAACAACTCCGTTTGTACCAACCGCTTTACCTTGCATTAGCAGTGCTACATCAACTTCATCATCGTTAGCAAAAAGATTGTAACCAGTATCTACTGCGGCTACTAGTGAAGATGCCGTAGCTTCATCTGATCCATCACTACCATTTGATAGTGAGTACAAGTCTGGTGTGATGTTAGCAATATCTACGCTTGAAGCAACTTCGATATATTCTGATTTTTGATTAAGAACATTGTTTACGAAGTTATTCGAACCGTCTGCCTTTACCGCACCTTGAGTTGTTGATAAATCTGCATATGTTTCTAATACTGTATTAGCTACACCTGAGATTGCACCATCTTCGTCGATAACAGCTACGTGAATTTCATCACCCACTGGCGCACTATCAAATGCACCTTTATGAGTTGCTGTAGCAAAAGTAGAAGCAGTCATAATTTCGATTGCTAGTGAGTCTCCAATTACACCTGGATACTTTGCAGTTAGCTGAGTAGATGCTATTGTAGCTGTTGCTGTTGCATTAATACCGTCGCCAGCGATTACTACAGTTGGATTAGAAGTATAACCTGTACCACCGCTTGTTACTACGATTGCATCTAGGCCTAGAGATAAATCTAGTGTTAGTCCACTACCAGTACCACCGGTAGTTGCTACTTCGTCTCCAGTGTAACCACCAGAGATTGCAGTGTATGCGCCAGCTTCTAAGATAGATAGTGTCGCTACTGCATCGCTATTTCCTGCATCGATAGTATTAACAGTGAATGTCGCTTCTACACCATCTCCTAGGTCAACTGTTACAATATCTCCAGCTGTATATCCTGTACCAGCATCATCGCCGATGGCAGCTGTGACTACTTCTAATCTAGCAGTAGCTGTAGCGCCTGTACCTGCACCACCTGTAAAAGTGATTGTTGGGACAGCTGTAAATCCTGAACCTGCATTAGTGATTGTAATTCCGTTTTCTGTCGGAATCGAACCACCTATAATATTTGCTTTTACGCCGTCTGATACTCGTACAACATATAATGCGTTACTGTATGCTAAAAAATCTGCGGCGGTAAAGAACGTTTCAGTATTAAACCCAGTTTTAGGTTTACCAAAACGGCGGGCTAATTCTACTTCAGAACTAATTAAAATTCTTTCATTGATGGGCCCCCAACGAAAAACACCTGCAATCCCACCAGTAGAAGTTGATACTGCTGGTACTACTGTAGATAGGTCGATCTCGCTGACATTAACGCCTGGGCTTACTTGAAATGCCATTTCCATTTCTCCTTATTTATTAAAAAAGATTGTGACTTCAATTCTATACTATTCATATTTATAAAATCAACGATTTAGTAATTGAACCACGTAGGAAACCTATTTTCTAGATCCTCATCTAACATGATATCATCGTTGTTGAATCCAAATGGCAAAAGTTCGTCTTCAATCTGTTGCTCTGTTTTTTGTCTTAGTTTTATCATAGTATTTATGTCCGTGATCTCTTGGAAAAACGTTTGGTCTGTTAGCCATCCAAATAGAACTAAACACATTACTAAATCATCATGATTACCAGGCTCAGCCTCATAGCTAACGCCTTTTCTAGAGAAAGTAGACAATTCTTTTATTGTATCAAAATCATTGATAATTAATTGATCTTGTTCTACCAACATCTTTAACATATTACATCCGACTGCCTTTACCGATTTCGTTGTCCGAATGCCCTTATCTGTTGCTTTGGCGAAACCACTTGATATTCTTTTACCAGAACGTCCCGCACTCTCTGTATGTAGTAAACCCTCTACCTCATATTCGTAGTTAAGAAGGTCAGCTACTTGATCACCAATATCATTTACTTCCACTAACATATAGCATTCACCATATAGTTTATGAACTCTATAAATCATTTCAGCATAGTCAATAGGTGTTAGCATATTATCTCTAAAAGTTGCTACCTGTTTATAAGGCATTTCACTTACGTCAATGACTTGAAATGCAGAGTAATCTAAACCCTTACCTCTAGACACATCAACGACCATGACATATGTTCTACCCTTCTCGGCCTCTTTATAAATCTTAAGACCTTGACTATCGTGTACAGTTTTCTTATATACTAAGTTCTTTAACTTAGATCCTTCGATGAGAGTGCCAGAAGAACCTAAAAATTGACACTCAAATTCTTGTGCAAATTTTTGATAGTCGTAATCCATTGCTTGGAGAGTTTCTTCTTTCCATTTATCATCACGACCAGGCACTCTCTCCCAAGGTACTTCAATAAAGATATATCCGTTCTTGCCTTCTTTTGCACCCTCACAAGTCTTATAGAAGTGATTAAGTCCATTGGGTGTTGACGTGAACAAGATTTTTGTTGTGTTACCAGATGAAATTGTTGGAAACACAGAAGCAAAGAACTCGTCCCAGTTCTCTACAAATGCCGTCTCATCAATATAAAGAAACGATATAGACTTACCTCGAATAGCAGAACTTGATGTAGCTCCTGCAAGAATTTTACATCCGTTTTCAAATTCAACACTCCCTTTGTTCCATTCAATCACGCCTTGTTGCATCCACTTGGGTAATGCTTCATATGCAATTTTAATGCGGTCTAGAATTTCACGTGCAGCATCGCCTTTGTTTGCAAGTAGCGCAACAGTTTTATGGTCGTTAAATAGAACATAATGTAAGATAATGGCCGCCGCAGTTGTCGTTTTACCAGCCTGACGTGAAGTGTTAACTGTCACACGTCTATTGTGAGTAATTGCGTTTGCGATTTCTTTTTGATACTCGTACATGCGAATGGGTATCAACCCATGGTCTACATGAACAATTTTAATATACTTTTCTGCAAAATAAATTGGGTCTTTAGCACACTTAACATATTCTTGGATCATGTCTTGATCGAATTCAATCGACATGCCCTTTCGTTTAATGTTAGTGTTACCGTTGTAACCCTTTACTTGAATATCATTCATTTTTCACATCTTTTAAAAGTTGTTGTAGCTCGGCTGTGCTACCCACAAACAAGTTGTTATTTGTAACCTTTTTATCTTCAGTAGGCTCTTCTTTGCGTTTTTTATCACCCATCGATACTAAATCTTTGTTGGCATCTACAAGTGTTTTCATAATAGTAGATACGACTTCATAAGCACGAGGATGCTCTGATGCTTTCGCTACATCTAACATCTGCTCTAAAGCATCTGTTCCCTTTTCAATTACATTGTAAAAGTTTTCTCTTGCATACTTGTAATCATTTTCTTCATCAGTTGCAGTGTTACAATCTCCACAACAATCTGGTGTTCCGCAATTAGTATGTTTTTTATCAACTATGACTTCGCCTTCAATAATCTCGTTAATTGGGGTTAAGCCTAAGTTTTTACCTATTTCATCTTCCATTTAATCCTCACTCATATTCTACGATGTACGCCCAATCTTCCTCAAAGTCGATGTTTGACCAGTCTACAGTTTCAGTAGGGTCATTAGTAGGTTCGTTACTAGAAGTCATACCAGGAAACACATTTATTACCTGTGGGTTACGACTATCATCCATACCGTCATACGATTTAGTTTTTGCAAATTTGATGACTTTTTTATCTGTCTTAGGACCGAAATAGTATCCCTTCATAGTAAAGCTGAGAGTCCATAGTAAACTTCTACGTGATTCGTAATCGCCTTCGTATATATCTTCTGTGCTTATACTATTCAATA